CTCCAGCATGAAGATGTGTCCACATTGGGGGGAACATCAACATTCTACCTATCTCTGGTTTTACTCTTATATGATACTGTGGGAAATCCGTAAATCCTGCTTCGTTATCATCAAGGTATAAAAAGAATACCAAGAACCTACGAGCAGAATCGTGACTGCCGACATCAACATGATCTGGAAACTCATCTTTGTCATTAGGCAAATATCGTTTCATACGAAAGTTTTCAAATGCAAATCGTTGTGGAAACATCTTATCTGTAACATTACAGTCTTGCATATACTTATCAACATGACTATGAAAGACTTCATATAATGCTTTACTAAACGGCTCCCATTCGGGATGATTTTGCAAATTGATTTGTGTGAAAGACATATGCCCATCTAACACCACTTCTTCGTGGTGTGATGGGTGTTCTTCAAACATTGCAATAAGTTGTTTTGCAAAATCTGATGTGATTACATTATCATATGTCTGAATGAACTTCGTCATCTACTTCTTCATTCTCTGCTTCAAATTGTTTCTGATTACCATACTTAAATTCTTGCCCAGCAGCATTATCCAACTGTTGCATGATTTCATCAGTAAAATAATTCTCTGGATTGTTGTTGATTGTCTTGCCGAATGTCTTAGTGCCATCAGGCAATTCGATACGAGTAGATACAGATTTGAAAATTCCATATTTCAGTGCGAGGTCAAGTAGTCCATAATAACGATCAAGTCCTTTATCATATGTTAGTCGAACATCCACCATCTTGTTTTCAATAGTCAAACGAGACTTGGCGTTCTTACAGTGAACGATGTTACCAATAACTTCTGTTCCATCTTTCTCTTTCTTCTTAGAAAGATAGACGATAGATGATGCAGCATACTTCAGTCCAGAACCACCACCCATTTCTTTGGTTGGGAACATTGAACCAACTACATCATATGTATGGTTAGTAACAACCATTGGAACTTTTGCTTTACCAAGTTTCAAAGTCAATACACGAAATGCAGCCTTGAGAACTTGTGCCCGTGTCATGTCACGAGTTTCTTTACCATCAGCAGTATCTTCTACTTCTTTTGTTGTAGACAACATACCAAGCGAATCAAGGCACAACATCAAAGGCGAACGCTGATCCTCTGGTTGTTCAAGATATTTGTCTAGAACACGAATTGCCTGTGTTCTAAATTCTTGAACTGTGGTTACTGGTAGAATTACCATACGAGATGGGTCAATACCTCTGTCGATAACCATTTGTTTTGTGATTGCAGATTCAGACTCAAAATACAACACACCAGCATCTGGGTTTGCATCAAGGAATGACTTTACCATGCCCATCACAAAATAGGTTTTACCTGTTGCAGATTCACCAGCAACAGCAGTGATTTTATTTGATGGAAGTCCACCGTAGATACTTCCAGACATCAATGCGTTGAAGATATACGAACCTGTATCAATGAAGGAATCTACATCCCCTGCTTCAACGCCATCTGATACAAGTGCAGCATATTCATTGCCTGCTGTCTTGGCAATATCTTTCAGAAAGTCCATACTTAAATATCTCCTTCTTCTCTGTTTTCTGAGCGAAAAGTCTCAAACCCATTTGGGTATCGTGCTTCTAACTTTTCTATATTAGTATCTATAACATCTTCCAATTTAATTTGAAGAGCGATACACGCCTGAGTAACATACCAGAGAATATCTCCAAGTTCTCTCTTTGCGTGATACTGTGCTTCCTCATCAAATGGTTTGCCTTGAAAGACACACTTCTTTACAATCTCTGCAAACTCACCACCTTCTGCACTGATACCAATTGCAGCAGTTAGAATTCTTTCTGGTGACACTCCATGTTGGTCAATAACATCTAATGAATCAGAAAACGCTTGTGGGTCTTTTGACTCTTCACTTGTTACCTCATCAACAAATCGAGTGTAGTCGAGTAGAAAATCTTCGTCTTTCATTATACAATTCCTTTCGGTGGCAGTTGAATACCGCTGGTTTGGGATGTCCATCCAGAAGCAAGTTCTGGAACAGTTTCAATCATAAACATGATACTAGAACGAGAAAAACTAAAATCACCATCTGGTTCTTTTCCTGTCATACTAATACCATTGACAAGTCCAACACCCTGCTGGGTGACTTGAACCATTCGTGGTTTATATAGTGTAATGTGGGTGTCGCTCTCATCTACAAATCGCCCGATGATTTCTGCACCATTTGTCATTACAAGTGTAGTAACTTTATTTTTTTCCATATTCCCATTTCCAAACTTTGCCTGGCATCTTACCACCAGACCAATTGATGAACCCAACTTCTTTCATTCCAACTTTAGCATAAAACTTATTCGCTGGAATGTTTTCAGAACGAACCGTTAGGTAGACATCCGTTCCTACAAAATCGAAAAACTCTTTGATAACCTTTTCAGCATTACCATTGCCAGATACCGAATTGATAATCTGATGGATCATATGAGAACCAGCAGTTATACTAACATCAGTATCTTGTCCAATTTTTCTATTCGATTTAGACCTATGATATGTTATTAACACCCCTTTGTCAAGAACTAATTGATTTTTTTCTAGTCTATTTTTTACATGGGATTTTCTAACATGAGGAAACCAATCTTTATTGTCTTGGTATACTTTCCACGCCTCATCAAAATCGTCTGGGGTTAAGTGTCTCATAACCAAACCATACTTTCAACTTGTGAATTGTTATATACATCAATTACTAGGTGAACTCTGTCAATGTCTGAGTTGTTTTCTACTTCATGCGCCCGAGCAACATCTAACCACCAACACTCACCTTTTGCCATACTGAACTCTGCAATACCACTCTGTAACCATGAACGAAAAATAATCTTATCATTAGTGATAACAGGAATATGTAGGCGAACTATTCTACCAGTTTTAATATCTGCATCTACTTTATCTGTGTGTTTTGCAATTTTAGTGCCTGCCTTCAAACGCATCAGTCGAACTCTTTCACATTCAGCAGGAATATTTTCTAGAATTGAACCAATGTTCAACTCATCATACAGTTCTGTGTTCTGTAATTTATTTTCGGTTTGTGTTCCTAGAACACCACCCTTTCCAATAGACTTTGTATCAGCACCATAACCTCTAAGAGATATTGCTGTCCACTGTCCCTTCTTATTATATTTTGTCACTACTGGTGCAAAGTCTTCATTACTATTACACCAATCAACAATCGGTTGAAGTTGCTCATCCGATACTGTTATATTTTCTAGTAGTCTCATGTAAAGAACTCCTCTAATGTATTCACTTTAACATCTCTGAACAAGTCAACTGAAGTATCTTTACCAAATACCCAAACATTTTCCATGTAGAGTTTATTCATAAACTCATCCATTTTGTCCTTGTCAAAGTTACCTTCTTCATCCTTGAAAACCGAAGCACCTTGTGGGCGCTGCATAATCCTCATTCCAATCTGTCCTAAGAAATTAGGACGAAGCATATCTACCAACTCATCGCCTGAACGGTATCGTTTACCATGCACTTTAGGGTCAAGGATGTTTACCATCAAGATACCATTCTCACTCAATGAGTTGAAACTGTTTTGTGCAACTGGAAGATAGAAGTCATCTCTCCACTTGTCGTATTCGTTGAACTTTGCCCATGACTGTAGTTCCTCTTTTTCACCGCCCTCATTATATCTTTCTGTAGAGAAGTAAGGCGGTGAAGTAAATGCACAATCAACATCTTTAATTCTATCCCAAGGCAAATCTTCTGCACCACAATTAAAAATATGAACAGACTTTTTACCTTTAGACTTATCATAGATGCCATCATAGAACGCAATCATTTTATGATAACGCTCAAATGTGTTTGGATTGGGGTCGCAACCAATGTAGTGTGTTGCATTAGAAGCATAAAAACCAGTAAGTCTATCACCCCAACCCATAGAGGTATCTAATACGGTTTTCGCACGAGTCATGTCATAAATTGTTTTCGCAACAATAGGTTTGAACTGTGTTGCAATGTAAGTTCCTAGACGAAATGCCATTGTATAAGTTTTAGGTGTAAGTTCTTTTGCATCATTTACACCTCTCCAAATAGGGCCGAAAGCACCCCAAATATTATCACCATCTTCCCATCTAGTAACTGGTGCTTTGAAACCATACGAACCACAACGCATACGCAAGTCATTCATAAATGAGTCTGCACAATAGTTGAAGTTGGATGGGCCTTCGATAAACCCTAGTCCAAATTCACTATATGGATATTTGTAGTCATCGTATTTTTCAACAACCTCTTTTGTAGGAATATTGATATAATCAGTGAAAGGCGCTTTCTCCAACTTACGAAAGTTTTCGATTACTTTTGATTCTGAAAATTGTTTGAGTGGATATGGCGGTTTCTCTCTTGTAATATATTCTGCAAGAGTAGAACGAAATAATTCTTTACCATACTTTTCTGTTGTCGAAACAAACAAAGAACGATTCATCACTGGCAATCCAGTGCTGTCTGCACAACTTCTTAGTAACTCATATAGTTCTTGGTTTATTTCTGTTTTATCACTCATACGAAAAAATCCTCTAGTGACATTTGTGTTCCATAACTTCTGTCAATTGTCCATCCAATCTGGTTCATAATAAAAGTCAAAGGTTCAACAAACGCCTTCTCAAACTGTGTATCATAGTCTAGATGTGAATGTATGTCAAGTTCTTTTGGCAACTTTGTCATAAACGAAATCACATTAGACTGCATCCGATTAGGTGTTCTCAAGTTGAGAAACTTAATCTTCTCACCCTCTTGTATAAGAGGATACTTATTAGTCAACTTCTGCTGACGAACAAAATGGTTGTAGAGTATCACACCTTTAATATGCATTGGTGTTCCCTTTTTGAAGATGTTAGAACTGTCACTCCAATTAGAGATTCCGTTCACAGAACGAGGAAACGCAATTTCTTCTGGAGGCAGTTTCATAAACTCTTCACGAAACTCTTGAATAAAGTTGTTCACATCTTTCTCTGTGCCAGACATTATAACTTTTAGAGCATCTTTAATCTTCTCACGACATGGTGCAGGCGTAGATGACTTAACTGCTTCAATACCCATAATCTTGAGTGATGGTTCTTTATAACGAACCCCCTCAACATCCCATGCATTTAGAATGTATCGTTTCTTTGCAGTCCAAATACCCTTGTCTGCAATCACCTCACGCTTCATCTGCATCTTCTGTGCATATGCATTTACATACGAAGCAAGGCCTTGATAACTCTTATCAATAAACGGTTCAATCTTATCTTGAGCGACTCGGTCAAGGAAGTCCACGGCCCGCCCACGATACGAATCTTCCGACTCATTATCTCTCTTTTTAAGCACACTGTCAACCAATCGCTCAAAAGTAATATATACTGAATCCGTATCGCTCGCAATGACATAATCCACTCCTTCAGTTTTCAGTAGTTTGTTTAGATAGATGTTTAAGGATTTCTCAATCCACCGAATAGCAAGTTGTCCAGAAGTTGTAATACCTTCTGCAATCTTGAGTTCATAGTATCTAAACCATTCGTTACCAATCGCACCATAGGCAGAGTTCAATGAAATCTTTCTTGCCATCTGAATGTTATTAAAACGAGACACATCTTTTAGATACTTGGGGTCTTTGGTATCTTCGTATTTCTGTTTTGCGTCCAACATCTTGCGTTTGTAAATGGTTCTGTCATCATACATACTCTGCATCATCTCAGGCAAGAACCCTTGTTTTTCTTTTGAAAACATCGCACCGTTTGGTGTGCAAGTTACATTGTCTGGATTAGAAAGTTTCTTTGCTGCAAGCATATAATCAACATCGACATTTGGATCATACTGTGGTAGTAGTGTCTCTGGCGAGATGTTGTATTGCATAATCAAGTGAGGATAGAGTGAGTTCAAGTCAAAAGACAGAACCCACTTATGTTGTCCAACTTGTGGTTCTTTCACATATGCACCGGCATACTTTTCACTCTTACTTTCACTTCTTTTCTTTTGAGGAATAACGACCTTCTTTGATAGAAGATGATTGTAGATAAGAACATCCCAATACTTAACAGAAGTAAATGCATCAGTGATATTTACCTTTGCATCATATGCCATAGTCAAATGCAAGTCGATGAGTTTCATCTTATCGTCTAGTTTGTCAACGAGTTCCACATCCTGTATATTATAGTCTAGGAATGATTGATAGTCGTTTGTATACCACTCACGAAAAGTCTCATATGGATTTTCGTCTTTGCGTTCGCCTAGTTCAACATGAGCAATGTGGTCTAGTCGATAAGATTCTTGTCTTACATAAGTGTGTTTACGATACAGCAGAAGATAATCCAAGTCCTCGACACCCATAATGTCATAGACTTGTTCTTTCTTTCCATAACCACTGGTAACAGTTCTTGCATTAACTACACCCCAAGGCGATAGGCGTTTCATTGCATCCTCACCCATAACCGATTTGATACGGTTGCAGATATAAGGAATATCGAATCGTTCAGTGTTCCAACCAGTAATAATATCTGGATGGTCACTTTCCCACCATGCAAGAAATTGTGCTAGGAGTTCACGCTCAGTCGCACACTTAATATATTGCACATCTTCTCTATCATTGTGATATTCGTGCAACCCCCAAACCTTAATGCGTCCAGTATCATGATTTTTGATAGTGATTGCAAGCATAGGTTCAAGTGCCTGATCGGCATTTGGGAAACCGTTCTCACACTCCACCTCAATATCAATTGTGACAATACGCATTTGTGAACTATCAAACTCGATTTGTCGAGGATACTTTTCTGCGATATAGGTGTAGGGGAATTGTGTCAACCCATAGACAAGATGAGGTTGATTTTCATATTGTGCAACGAATTCTTTTGCTTCTTTAATTGTGAGAAAACGCATCGGATTGACATTCTTGCCTTCCAATGTTTTCCAACCTGTTTCTTTTTGAACAGGGACATAGAGGGTTGGTTCGTATTTAACTTTGAAGTTAGAACGAACTCCGTTCTCTACGCCACGAACAAGAAGTTGATTGCCCCATTGGGCAACATGAGTGTAAAATCGCATAATGTAAATATACCACCGTTAGGGGTTGTTGTCAAGAGAAAAGTGTATATTGTTTTTGTTCTTCTTCTGAGAAATGTTGATCTAACATATCAATGACATCTTGATATTTAGCAATTTCTAGAACTTCCTTTTCCATCGTTTCAATGATGTCTGGGTGTTCGCCAACACCTACAGGATTGTTTATATATACAAGAACATTTGCTTTATGTTTTGCAATGTGTCCTTCTGCGTGTTTTCTTAGTGCGTCAAGTAACATGATATTTTCCTTTCAATTTAACCTTCATCATCATTCTCATCACCCCTTTCAATCCAATCCGACAGAGCGAATCTTCTGTTAGGGTTTACTGAGACCTTAAACCGTGTCATTGCATCTCTGTTAATGAGAACAGTTGACATGGAATCTTTTGTTGTTAGACCAAATGGAACATCTTTATACAACTTGTTATTGAACTTAACATCTAAATGCACAATTGGTCTTTCATCAATCTTTCCAACATGAGCAGGATGGGACATACCCATCAACTTGCTAGTTTGTCCCTTACCATTTTTACTCCACTTAACATTCTTACCTTTGACTTCTAGTTCATCAACAACGAACATAGATGCCTTTGTTCCGTTACCAGTGTCAAACTTTGCACGAACAGGGCCGTAACCCTCAATCTCAATGCGTTCAACATATCCTGCTTCGGTAGGGAATGTGTGTCTACGGTTTTTAACTGTTGAGATATACTCAATCATTTTGTCCACAATTTCTTTAGGTTTTGCGACACCCTTGTAATCGTTTTCGTCAGACTCTTCCACAGTGATGTCATACATCGCAAAATTACTTCCAATACCGGCACTACCATTACACTCAAGAATGTAAATGTCACCATTAACCAAAGCATGATCAACACCGACAATGTATGCACCAACTGACCTAGCAGCAGAAAGAACTGCTGTCCTTTCTTCTTCAGTAAGTTCATGCGGTTCTGTTGTTGCCCCTCTGTGTCTATTAGATCTGAAATCTTTTTCTGGACGAATTCTTTTAGTTGATGCAAGTATTTTACCATTCATTACCACCGTTCTTATGTCATAATCAAACTCTAAAAATTCCTGTATCAACAATTCTGCCTTAAACTTCCAAAGCGATTGGATAACAGAAATCATACTTTGATAATCGTTTACAATCGAAACACCGATACCTTGTGTCCCTGTAATTGTTTTAATAATAACTGGAAACTTCCCACCAATCTTTGCATGGGCTGGTTCGATAGACTTTTCGTTAGATACAAGTGCTGTTTTTGGAACTGGAATATTGTCTCTTTCAAATGCAATGAGTGATGACATTTTATTATCGCAAGTCATCATACCATCACGGTCGTTAATCATAAACGCACCAGCATTTTCAAATGTCCCTAAAAGGGCAAGTCCAATTTCATCCTCAAGCACGCCCGCTCGCACGAAACAAACTGTTCTTGACAAATCAAATTCTACTTCTGTATCTTCACCATCCACATTAGAAATGGTAAGAGAACCCTTCTCCAAATCATTCTTGGATACCCATGCATCTTTTACATTGATGACATGACACTCAATACCCCTTTTCTTACAAACATCCTCAATCATGTTGCTGACTAACTCTTTGTTCTTAGAACGAACTTTAGTTAGAACTGCAACTTGAATGTCAACCTCTTTTGGGTTTGGAGATAGTTCCTCTACAAAATTAGAAAATGATACTGCCAATTCAATCTATCCTCTTTTTACCAATGTTATATTTTGTTTCCAAAATCCATTCGTCTTTCTCTTTGAAGGCGATTACCTTAATCTGTGACAGTGGTGCCTTTGGTTCAGCACTACCAACGATTTCCACTAGTCCCCAATCACCAAGCAATGCTGCAATTGAGTTTCTACGAGAAATATCATTTTCGTTTAGATTGGTATCTTTACCATCTAGAGCAAAGAGTTCCTTGAAATGGACGATGTAGTATTTGCCTTGTTTATGTAATATATGACAAGACTGATACAACTTTCTCTCTTTACGAGAGGCGACTCCTATACGAGATAATGTCTCACGCACTTTTAGGAAATCGTCTGGTTCTTTTAATTTTACTTCTAGCATCTCATCTGGACGCCATACGATTTCATTCATTTTCTTCCACCTTTATTCAAACTATTTTTAATAGTAGTTATTTGGTCATCATTTAGTATTGAAAGTGCGATCTTTGCCTTTTCATTACTATAACCATAATATTCCTTTATACAATCTAAGTCTTTCAACTTAGACGCTTTCACCCAAGGCGCATATCGTTTCTTAGGTCTAATAGTATTTAGTAAAAAGTCATATTGTAGTTTGGTGTCAAGATGATGACGCATATTCATCTCATTAACAAACATTATCGTATCATTAAATGGTGCGATACATTTGTTAATAATAAAAGGTGAATACTTTTTCTCCCACAAAGGGTCGTCTGAATCCATCAGATTTTCCTTTGTGAGATTGATTGAGTTTAGATAGTCTTTTAGTTCATAACTCATTTGAATTCTACCTGTTGCATAACTTCTACCATAAAGGCAAGCATATTGATTTCTTGATCTGCAACAAAGGCAGATTTGTAAGAATAGTCTGCAACAAGTAAAACTAAATGTCCCTTGTTATCAACCTCATCATATAGCGTATCATAGATTTTACGATATACACGAGAAGGGTCATTATCTAAGTTATTTGCAACCCACTTACGAACCCCATCTTTGAAGTCTTTGTTTTTAAGATGAGTAACCAAATCTTTCATATTGGTTTCTGATATGTTTACTAAAATACCAGAATCAATCATACCAGATGCTGAGTATCGTTGAAGTTCATTCAACACCCTACGCCAGTCTGGAAAGTGTTTCTCAACTACACCAGCAACTGCTTTAGGTTCAAACTGAACTTTTTCTGTAGTGAGAATGTCTTGAACTCTCTTAAAGAATTGTCCAGCAAGTTTTGGTCTATCTGTATTGGGAATCTTGAATTCCACAACAGAACATCGACTATGTAAAGGTTCGATAATTCTATTCTTGAAATTACAAGTAAGGATGAACCCACAGTTCTTGTGGAACTCTTCCATAAAACCACGCAACGCTGGTTGTGTAGATTGTGGATTGAGATAGTCTGCCTCATCTAAGATTACGAACTTGCGTTTACCATCCATAGAAACAGTAGACGCAAAGTTCTTAATCTTATTTCTGAGAACATCAATACCCGATTCTTCTGAACCGTTAATCATCATGTAGGTTGCACCAAGTTCATCAAGCATTGCTTTTGCAACAGTGGTTTTACCTACGCCTGGGCCTCCAGACAATAGTAGATTGGGGATATACCCTTCATCAACAAAAGTCTGGAAAGTCTTTTTCAAATCATCAGTAAGAATAGTCTCACTGATTTTGGATGGTCGATATTTTTCCACCCATAGTATCACATCATTCATAATATATTCCTTCTGGTTTAATGATTCATATATGTTACATTAACTAGGTTAATGATTCATATATGTTACATTATGCCGCTTCAAGAGCGATAAAGTATTCAACAGATTTATTCACATTGGTAAAATGCGAAATACCTTTTGAAGAGACTTCAACCTTGTAGTCACCAGAAAGAAGTTTTAGGTTTTCAACCTTAAAGAAATATGTGAAATCAGATGGTGCATTTTCACCAACTGTGATACTGAAATCGTTAGAAGTGTCATTCTTACGATCAGTAACAAGTAGTTCGATGTTACCACCAGCAGTTCCTTTAAGAACCACATCAGGCACACCAAGAACAGCAGACGCCTTTTGAATTTTATCAAAAGTGTTTTGTGTAAAGGTAAACTCTACATCAACAGAAGGCATTTGAATTTCTGTCTTTGGTGCAGTGACAATAGATGGGTCACTGAAGAAGTAGTTCACTGAACTACCACCACCCTCTTCTTTAAGTTTCACAGACTTCTCACCAATGTCTAGTGTTGGGTCTTTGAACAAAGATAGAGCAGATAAAAATTCGTTCAAGTCGTAGATTGCAAACTCTGAACTAAATGTATCTGGGATTGTTGCTTTTGAAACAATGTTTTTCATTGCAGACATTGTTCCGATCACATTTCCACTTTTAACCAATAGGTTTTGGTTGATAGTGGAGAAGTTCTTTAGAACTTCTTTTGTATCATTACTAAGTTTCATCAATTATCTCCATGATTATCGTGATTATGTAACGCCATTATACCATAATGGATTACCTTTAGCAAGTCATTTCTGTTCTTGCCATCTTTTTTTCCATATCGTTGTGAATATTTTAGAATATTGCCGATACAGAAACCTTCACCATGTCCACTGTCCATGATAAATTCTGTTGCTTGAAATTTGTTATGCGAGTAGTGTGCGTTGTATGTAGAGTCGATATAGTTTTTCAACTCTTCAAGAATTTTGTCTTCTGAATACTTGTAATCAATCTTTTTCACATTAACATCCTATAAGGTAGTGTGGGGGCGCAAGGCCCCCACAACATGATTAGCTCTGGAAACGAGCTTCGTAAGAATAGTCTGAACCCGAAATTGCCTTCAGTCCAGCAGCGATGACACCCTTAGAGGGTTCACCCAAACGATATGCAGTCTGTCCATCTACTGTCTTATTGACATAGATACAGTTACCTTCATTTCGTAGGGTATCTACTAGTGAACGAGGGGAAGTAAGATCAAACTTAGTTCTTAGTGTTTTCCAAGTCACATTCTTACCAGTTGATAGAAGGTTAAGAACCTTCTGCTTCTTAGTTAGTGCTTTTCTAGCCATAATGTCTCCATTCTGTAATTGCTGCACGATTTGTGCAGTTTCATTATATTATCAAAAAGAGGGGATAATGTCAATACATTTTTCCCCTCTTATGTTTTGTGTTACTTGATTTCAATCAAACGAGGTTTCTTTTCCTCTGGAATGATTCTCTCAAGTTCCACATTCAACAACCCATTTTCAAAGGTTGCACCCTTAACTACCACATCATCAGATAAAGTAAAGGCACGAGTAAATGCACGATTTGAAATACCCTTATGTAGATATTGTTTATCGTCATCACCCTCTGGTCTGGATTGAGATTTGATTGTAAGAATATTTTCCTTAGTCTCAATCTCAATTTCGTCCTTGCTGAAACCAGCAATTGCGACTTCAATTACATAATTGGAATCGTCTACCTTTACGATATTGTAAGGGGGGTAGTTTGTTGTTGCAACAGAACTCTCATCAAAGAGTTTGTCGAACATTCTATCAAAACCGATAGAATAAGTTTTAACCCGATCAAAAGGGTCGTTTACCATAAGAGATGTATTTACCATGTTGTTTCTCCTTTCATAAGCAAGATACATTTGTGATACCCATTAGGCGTATCACCCATTATTTATAATGACGGTTTTTGGGGGGATACCGACAAACCCTAGTTTGCGACACAGAGTAAGCATATATTTTGTGTCGAGCAGGATGACTTACGAACTGCACCCTAATATTATATAGGTATCTGAAAAGGGTTTTTCAACCCTTTTCTTCAACTTTTTTATGCCGCCTCAGCGAACTCAAGTGCCTTGTCAAGGGCGTTAAGTTTCACCTTACGGTTTCGTCCATACCATGCAGACTGTAGGCGAGAGTCGTTCTCACGACCTTGCAAGTGGTCTGTCATGTAAGTGACTGCATTAAATGCCTGCCACCATGAACCTTCTGCAAAGTTAGCGCCGGGTTGTGTCTGGATGTTTTCCATCGCAAGTTTGGCGTTACGAGAAGTGAAAGGAATTACATTGTCCACTTTCTCTTTTGCAGGAGCACCGAATACTGTGTTGAAGTATTGGATTACATTGTCAGCAGTGTATCGTTTTGAACCAAGAAACTCTGCCATTGACTTGTATTGTTCCATCTTCTCACGAGCAATACCCATCTGTTCTTTTACTGCCTCTGGGTCAAATGCAGTTCTGTGGTTTACAGTAACCATCTGTTCTGACTGTTTTGACAGTGAAAGAGTTAGAGTGTTGTTACACACTACACGAATTGGGGTCATACGAATGTCGATTGACTTACCAAATTTGTGTGGGTTAGTAAATAGGAAGTAGTTGTCGGTTACATCACCTTTGAACAACTCAAAAGACTCTTTGGTTTTCGCAAGTGCCCAGACAATCTCACCACCTTTGAGAGAACCGGCGGTGTGCATTTCCATGTCACCAGCACGAACATACTCATCAAAGAACTCAAACGCCTCTGCGTTCTGAACAGGATTCCAACCCTTACCAACAACATCTAAAACCTTGTTGTCAATAGAGCGAACAAGTGCCTGTTTGCCGGGGATTGCAACACCAGAAGCAGTTACCATATCTTCTTTGGTTACTTCCCAATTCAAACCAGCAGTTGTCATAAACTGTTCTGGGGTTAGGTCGGCAGGGACTTTAGTTCCCAAACCATGCCACGGAAGTTCACCCACATATGCCATCTGGGCCTGTCCGTTTACAATTTCAAGTTCATGTGCCATAATATAAATCTCCTTAGATTTTCAAGTTTGTATACTCAGTATAGTCTGTTTTCACAACAATGTCAAGATGTTTTTGAAACAATTTCAAAATTTTCATCATTTTTTAGAAGCACCCATCTTTCATCATGCATTTTCTTTCCAAAAGAACCAAGTCTGAAAGTCTTGTTCTCACTGCGACATCTCACCGCAGCATTCCCATTGAAAGTGCCTAGTGCATTAACCACCCATTTAGACCCATGTTGGTTAATACGATTTTTCCCATGTCTGGAAATACCTTTAAGTTCTACCCAATCACCCCTATTCATTGAACAGGGCCTTTGCAGATAGGAAAGAACCATCTTCCATTATGAATTTAATATCTGGTAAAGCACCAAAACCAAGATGGCGCTCTTTAATCTTCACACCATTGATTTCTGTTGCAGTCCACATATCTTCCATATGTTTTTTCAATTTCGGATCAATTGTCATTATACTAACTCCATTCCAGTTTCCCAAAGTTTCCACGCACCATCATAGTCAGCGAACCCATATTCATCAGCAAAGTCCATTGAAGAACTGTGGAATACAGAAGTCGCAAGACCTTTAGTCTTGATGATGTAAGCAACCATTTTAGGGGTTTTTGCGAATCCAACAGGGTTTCCAGTTCCAGCGAAGAACTCAATACCACCGTCACGAGCACCAATAAAGTCAATCATTTTTAGTCCTTTCTCTCAACTTACATATACAGTATATGTTATCATAACAACAATGTCAAGCACTTTCTGGCATTTTTTGCTAAAAAAAACCCTTGAAAATCAAGGGTTTCTAAAAATTATGCTGTTTTTCTTACTTTTTGAAGTTTCTTTCGTGCCTTTTTCATACCCATTTCTAACTTAATTTTAGATGCGAGTTGAGTAAAGTTCTTACCTTCCATATGGTCATATTCGTGTTGAAAGATACGAGCAGTCAAACCAGAAAACTTACCTTTTCTTTCGTTACCGTCTATATCCATAAAAGTGAATTCTACTAATCTTGGACGGCGTAGGTTTAGAAAAAGAAATGGATAAGTTAGACAGCCTTCAGTATACATATCTGTCTCTTCTGATTCGTATGTAATCTTTGGATTAAAGAATATCTCTACATTTCTTTCATCTAGATTTGTATACATAACAAAGGCACGAACTGGAATACCACATTGGTTTGCAGATAAACCAATTCCACCAGTTGCCGCCATAGTTCCTTTAAGGTTTCTCAAAAGTTCTTGTGGGGTTAGGTTGTGTTTTTCCTTTAGTTCTTCAAATGTAATGTCTGGAAGTTTCACACTTAGTGATGGGCTTCCTGCTTCTAATAGTCTGTATATCATTGTGCAATCCTTGAGAAGTTCTTGACCTTTTCAAATTTAATGATGCTTCTGAACTTGTCAAATAACATATCTTGTTTATGTGAAATGACAAACACATTCTGGTCATGAAATGTGTTTAGAATTTTCAAGAAATCATCTGTCCCTGTTCCATCTAACGAACTATCAAAAATCTCATCCAAGATAAGAAGATTGGTGTTAGTTGAATTTTTCATCTTTGCAACTGCTCTCCAAGTAAAGAGTAGTGCTAAGTCAATACGCATTTTCTCACCTTCAGAAAACGAAGCATATGAGAACTCATCACGAAATCTAGACTTGATAGTTTCGTTAAAGTTTTCGTCAATATTAAAGTTGACAAAGAAATCCATAGATGATAGATATGTATTCACCAACTTATTCATAATAGGCAAATACTGTTTAACAATCTTTGTTTTGATACCAGAGTCCTGTAACAGATTGCGAGCGACATCAACATAGAACTGATCTTCTTTTAGTTTAGTGCGTTGTTCGTCAATCAGTTTAATCTGTCCTTTTAGTTCAGACAGTTTCGCCTTATCATCATCAGACACAGAACCAGACTCATAAGTTTCAATATCCTTCTGTAACTTAGAGTTAAAGGTTTCAAGTTCTTTAATGGATGCACGAATCTTTGCAATTTCTACATCGTTCTGTCGTATCTTTTCTAAGTCTACTAATATTGATTGGAGTCTGTCTTGTTCTTCTGATTCCATTCTTTGTAAATCTGCGATACCGTTTTCAATGTCTCTGATTTTTGTTGTGCGAAGTTCTGTCTGCGTCTGCTTTGTTGCAGTCGTAATTGATTGTTCGCAAGTCGGGCATTCATCGTTGTTCTTGAAAAATTCGATTTGACGGTCATGTTCTGCCTTTCTATTTTCTAATGCTGCTTCTGTTTTACTTAGTTTTCTTAGTTTTTGCTCAATCCTTGTTTGTTCTTCTGCATCGAAAGACAACTCTTCCTTTTCAATTTCTAATGCCTTAATGTCATCTTGCTTAAAACTGATAGTAGATTGGTTGTCAAAAATCTTTTGTTTATTTTCTGCAATAATACCAGACTTATTGTTTATTACTTCTTCAATAAACTTTTCTTGAAGAATAACTTTCTCTTTAGTCAAGTCATACTGATACTCAACATTACGAACCTCTTCTGTCAATTCTTTGTTTCGGTTTTTCAACAAGAAGTTCATCAAAGAGAAAATCTTAATGTCAAGAATATCTTCAACAACCTCACGGCGTGCCTTAGTAGACAACTGCATAAAAGGAACAAAGGTAGAAGAACCTAGAATAACAACTTGTGTGAAAGAACGATAGTTTAATCCTAAAATCTGTTGTTCTAGATGCTTCTGATAATCTCTTGCATTTGCATCTTGGTTAATCAATGTGTCGTTTACATAGACTTCAAACTTATTTGGTTTGATTCCTCTACATACTCTAACCATTTTTCCACCAACATTGAAACACACTTCAACCATACTTGAACCACCGTTCACAGAGTTAATAAGTTGTGTCTTTGAAATGTTGCGAAAAGGTTTATTGAAAAGACCAAAACACAATGCATCAAGAATGGTAGACTTTCCAGCACCATTCTCTCCGATGATTAGTGTAGTTGGACTTCTATCCAACTGAATTTCGGTAAATTGATTTCCTGTGGAAAGAAAGTTCTTCCACTTCACTGACTTAAATGTAATCAAAGTTCTAAATCACTCGCTTCTACATATAATGATTTCATCATATTTGTTAATCTTTTCTTATCCAAATCCACATCAAGTTCTTCAATGTAACGCTCGATAAGTGTCATGTTATCCTCTGCATTTTCAACAATCGCATCATCAACATTTGCAGCATCCAATTCACTAAAATCTTCTACAATCTTTACCTCATGGGCACCAGATTCAGATAGAACTCTGTCAATAAATCTATCGAACTGATAAAAGTCCTTTTTATTAACAACCACGATTTTAACAAACTTTTCCTTCAATGTCAAGACATCAAAGGCAGAATAATCAACCGTTGTATCATCATAGTAAACTTTTTCAAAGATAGTAAATGGGTTCACAATCCGTTCAAGTTCTCTAGTATCTGTATCAAAGATATGGAAACCTTTAGGGCAACCACTATCACTCCAAGTCATCTGATAAGTGTTGCCAAGATAGTAAACATGACCATCATCAGACTTCTTATGGAAGTGTCCACTGAATACAGTATCAAACTTGTTTAGAAATGTCTTGTCATAACCATTTTCTGCAAAGTGTCCAGCGTGCATCTCAAAACCATTGATTTCTAGATGCCCCATTGCAACCTGTGCCTTTGTTCCTTTGATATGATTCATTGTGTGTGAATAGTTATCAGAACAAATCCACGGCAAGAAACAGATGGGCGTTCCATCAAACTCTACCGTTGTTGCTTCTGGGTAAACATACAGACTAGGGAATCTACCCTCTACCAATTCTGATAGAGAGTTGACATCGTTTGTGTTCTTGTAGAATGTGTCGTGATTACCAACCATCATGTGGACGGTAACTCCTAAGTCTACAAACTTTTGAATAAAACGCTCACGAAAATCTTTGGCAATCTTATAGGATACAAACTTTCGTCTGTCCATAACATCGCCCAAGTGAATAACCGTATCAATACCATGCTTTTCAATGTAAGGGAAAAATGTCTCTTCCCAAAACTTATAAAAGTAATCGTTAAATGCTAGGTTATCATTGCGAGCACCAAAATGAGTATCAGTTATCAGTGCTATCTTCATCTACTTCATTCCCATCATCATCATAAAATTTTTCAAGTCCTTTAGGTTCAGATTTCTTTTTCTTCTTAGGTTTATAAACATCTTCATCAGGCAAAAAGTTTTTCTGTAGATAGTCTACAAATTGTGCCTGTTCCATATCCTCACCAAGTGCAAGAACATCAATACTCATGTTCTCAATCACCTTATGTCGGATGTGCTGTTGTTTCTTTTCTTTTTGAATCCTACGAAGAAATGCGTAGTAGATAATTTGTGTAAAATATGCAAAAGGATTCTTAGATTTGTCTGGATTAAAATTGTGTGCGTATTGCAGACAGTTCTCAATCCCATCAGAAATCATTTCATCCCTGTAGGTATAATTGATAAAATTAGGTCTATAAGAAAGGTGGTTTGCAATCTTTAGGAAACATTCGCCTATGTAATTAGTCACTGGTGGTTGTGGTTCACCTAGTTCCTCGGCGTCTTTGCATCGTCCCTTCCATTCTTTCATTGCTTCTAGGAACTCTGCATTATTGACATAATGCGCTCCTTTTTGTTTTTTAGTCATAATAACTCCACATATATTGTTGTAATTAAATTTACAACTATTCATACATTATACTATATTTCAGTTCATTGTCAAGAGCAAATTTAATTGGCAAAATGTCTTGACTATCTCTTGACAGAGTGGTATATTTCCTATGCTGGGTTTGAGAATGAATAGATCTAATGATATAACTTAGATTCAGGCTCCCATTCTTCTAGTTCATCCTCATAATCATCAAATTCTTGCTCTTGTTCAATCGCAGCAAGTTCAGCATCAGTAGGAGGAGTAAGAACTTGTTCTTCTTCCCATTTACTTTTCTTCACACAATATTCATAGAATTTGTGTAATCCATAGGATGCCTCTGCCAATACAATAACTTGTGATATTGGAACACGATAAACATCTTCTTCAGCAAAATGTATCCATCTTTGTAAAGTAAGTGCTTCTTCTATACCTCTAGATGTTGCTTTAGGATATGCTTTAATCTGCATTGGTGATGAAACACTTATGAACTTTTCTTCCGAACTACTCAAAACATTACAGATAATCTCTTCACCACTAGACAATTTTAATATTTTTGCTTTGTCATGGGTCATTTTATTTTTATCCTTTTAATCTCATAATCAAACTGTTCTTCATTATAGATATTTATTCGCTCTAGAAAGTGATTGATAGTGAAATTCTTTCTTGACTTATAGGTGAGGTCATCTGCAATGTCAAAGAGGGTAGCGGTATCTTTAGTTTCACTCCTACGCAATCCACGGCCAATCGACTGCAATGTTCTAATGCGGGACTTACTTGGAGATGAGAACACGATGTTATGGAGATTGCGAATATTGATACCAGTAGAAAAAGTGCCATAAGACGCAACAATGATAGCGTCCTTTTCCTTTTCCGTGATCGCCCTAATCTCTTCACGAGTGGTGGTGTCCGTTCCACCAAATACATAGAATACTTTTCTTTCAGTAGCATCTTTAATTTGTGAATAGAGAATGTCCCCATGTTTCTCAACAAACTGGAATAACACCAGAGTGTTACCTCTTATCGTCAGAGCCAAATCTCTGATAAATTCGTTTCTTTTTGGATGAGTTACAATAAAGTCAATTTCGTCTTGGTATTTCATATCCTTCACGAGTTTACACTCATGTTCTGGGTATGTCAATACAAGAGATTTAATCTTAAATTCGGCAAGTGTCTTTTTATCAATCAACTCTTTGGTAGTAATGACTTTATTTAGTGTCCCAAACAATCCCTCAAGCACCAATCTGTGCGTTTGCATCCCATCCAATGTTCCTGTTAGACCAAAGCGATACTTACATTGTTCCAGTTTAGACATAATTGTTGTCAAAGACTTTGCCTTAAATAAGTGTGCCTCATCTCCAACCACCAAACCAAATTGTTCAAAATATTTTTTTGGGAATTTATAGATAGACTGC